AACCGGTGGTGGTGGTGGTGGTGGAGGTGCTGTTGATAGTGTCAATACTTTAACAGGGGCCGTTTCCCTTTACTTCAGTAGTTTAAGCGGTACACCGGCTGAAGCAAATCTTCCTACTTTAAATGGAGCTAACGCATTTACAACCGCAACTAATAGTTTTGGGAATACTAATACAAATATTACCTCTAATGGTAATTTGTCCGTAGGGACCACTAATATCACTAACTCTAATGGTAACTTAGTTGTCGGAGGCACTCTAACTATTGGGGATACTGTATTTACAACTGACGGAAATGCAACTCTATCAAATGTGGATAAGAACTCCCTTGTAATTACTACAGGTGCTTCAGCGGTATCAAGCCTTTCAGGTGCTTCAGGATCTATAGTTTACTTTGAAGGCACAACTCCTGCACCCGCATTCAAGACTTTTGCACAAATTCTATCTAATGAGAATTATAACATAAGTCCTGGAGCTACTTATGCTACGACTACTTCTCTAGCCATTACAACCGCTACTGCTGATGCTGCTCTACCTGAAGTTGGAGGTGTAGATAAGAACTCCCTTGTAATTACTACAGGTGCTTCAGCGGTATCAAGCCTTTCAGGTGCTTCAGGTACAATCCCATATTTTGAAGGTACAACTCCCGCACCTGTATTAAAGACTTTTAAAGGTCTTTTGGAAGATGTGGTAGGGTCATTATCAGCGGGGGATTTGTTGTATGTTGATTCTGGTGGTAATTTGGTAAGATTACCATCCGGTAATGCAGGTGACGTATTGACCCTTCAAATGGTATCGGGCCGCCAATACCCTTATTGGGCAGGAGGGGAGTAGCCTAACCTAAAAGCATATCACCACGTTTAAGTGAGTTGAATAGTCGGATATAGAAAAGTTCTCGAAGGGAGTCCATTTCTCTCATGACACTTGTAAGGTTTCTCAAGGTAGACTCATTGATGTTTTTCTGATCTTTGATGTCTTTCAAAGTGTCTATGCAGGCATCAATCATATTGGATTGATCTTTTGTGATGTTGTTGATCGTGTCAACCTGAGCTTGTTTAGTTATAATATTAGAATTGGACATTGTTTACCTCAAACTTTAATCTCTTGTAATGGTTTATTCTATTTTTAGAATGTTGCTCTAAGTAAGGCATTCGATCATAGAAATCGTAAAAGTACATAGTATCTTTACCTTTTGCTTTCCTTATACCACGGCCTAAGCCTTGTAGGGTAGGGACTTCACCTGTTAACCCTCTAGCGTTAATCATGTGAGTAATCTCATCAATACTGATACCCGTCTGCATGACATTGGTTCCCACAATCGTAGCAGGTTTCTTATCATCTACGAATTGTTTAATGATATCGTATCTGCTCCCGATATCATCCTTACCTTCGATGGTGCAGCAGTTTTTTATTCTGGATCGTAGGTTCTCAACATGTTTAAGGTTCTTTACTAAAATTAGGATCTTAGCCTTTGGATTGGACTGATACACTTTAGATACAACATTCTTAATCTTATCATTTCGCGTGTCACAGTTAACGATATACTGGTCATACACTTCCAGATAGGTAAGCTTAGAGTCTACAGATGACACAGGAGTATTATCAATAACTTGAATGATTGGTTTAGCTAGACTTCCATCTTTGATTAATTCCTCTGCCGTTCTAGTCGTATACACAGAACCAAACGCGCCCTCTAAGACCATCCTAGCGTTCACAGTCTTAGATACCTCCCTAGGTGGCGTAGCAGTGAATGCGAGCCTGTAGAGGGCATTAGGGAAGCTCTCAACGGCTGCTATGGTTGTCTCCCCGTTGCAGAATTGATGTGCTTCGTCAACCATGAGAAGTTTAGATGTCCTAAGATGAGAATCTACTACCTTCTCAATACTTTGAACTGTGGAAAGCATAATCTTACCCTCTACGAATCCCTCCCCTGAGTTGAATCCTAGATTCTTAATTCCACACTTCTTGAAGAACTCGTAAGTTTGTTTTAAGATACCTTTCTCCCTAAACAATACAATAGCGTGAAGATCCTCATTTCCGTGTTGAAGCGCAGCAACACACCCTGCCATGATTAACGTCTTACCTGACCCAGTAGGACTATCAATGATTGCCCTCTTCTTTTTAAGGCATTCATATATTGCCTTCTCTTGGTATTCACGATACTCAAAGTTTTCAACCCTCGGGATAAAGGGTTCAACCTCTTCAGGCTTATTGTCCCAATCTATATCTTCTACTCCAATGGTTTCTAAGTCTTTTAGGATACGAGATAAAAGCCCAGTCCTAAACTTACCATTAGCTCCAAAGTATCTCTTCTTACCGTCCCAGCGTTTATTGCGATACGCTTGAGAATATTCATGACCTGGAACATTAAATGCATACTTATCCCTTAAAGAAGATATAATCTTCGGGTTATCGGTTTCCAAGGTAGACATTAAATTACCTACTGTAATTCTCATACACTATAATAGTAAGTGTTAAGATAAAGGTAGTTTATGAGTAAAAACAAACAAATTGCAGGAGGGTCCAGTGATCCTCGTGAAATCGCACTAAATGAGTTATTTTCAAACTCTAGTGATGAGACTATAGTCGTGACGGACTTGCCGTCGAAGGGTAAATTTTATCCTGGGTTTAAGGGGGTAGAGATATCTGCTTTAACTTACCTTGATGAGCAAAGTGTTTTAACCGCTAGGGACGGCAGCGTTGACATTGTTTCAAAACTTTTAGGCAAATCAATAAAGGGAATTGAAATTAATGATCTTCTAATCATGGATAAGATTTATTTACTGATGAAGGTCCGTGAAGTCTCTTATGGAAAGAATTACGATTTTAGCATTAATTGCCCTGCTTGCTCCGCTGAAATTAAAACTTCATTAGAGCTTGCTGACCATTTAAATATGAACCCTGTCCCTGATGATTTGTTGGACCCTAGGGAGATTACACTTCCTAATCTTAACGTAAAGGCAGAGATTAGATTTCCTAGGAGCAGTGAGGAGGCTTTCATGTCCACTCCTGAGGATGTTTACAAAAACTTATACCGTTTCATAGTGTCACTCCAAGGTAATCCCGATTCTATATTTATAGCCCAGGCTGTGAAGCGTATGCATCTTCAAGACATTAAGACGCTTCTTTCTGAGGTCAACAAGAGTGAGTATGGCGTAGATCCTAGGTTTATTTTTGAATGCCCCGAGTGCAAACACACTGAGACGATGTCTATCCCTCTAGATGTCAATTTTTTTTCAGTGAGCTAACCTCTAGTTTATCCCCTCAGGATCTTCTTTACCAAGCGTATATATTAGTAAATAAGGTAGGCTTGGCTTACTCGGATGTAAAAGTTATGACCCAGAAGGAACGTTTAGCCTTCATCGGCTTTTACACTGAAGAAATTAAGAAGTTGGAGAGTTAGCATGAAAATTAACGGAAATGAAGTTACAACGAGACATGAAAGACCTACGGTGCTAGGTCCAACTGCTCTCATACTGTATTTTATCAACGATGGTCAGTATGTTGATCCCGCTTCCATTAGCGGAGTATCCATCTTTGCTGCGTCAGATAACCAATCCCCTAGCTCGGTTATTAACAATGATGGGGAGATTAAATCAAGCGTTACGGGAAGTGTCCTTATGCACTTCTCAACTAGTGACGCTAATACCTCTAATGTCGCAGCGTTTGCTCCTTCAAACTACGATAAAAATGCTGACTCATCGGGCATTTATAAGCTCGCCACGGGTAAGTATGCTTGCGTCTTAGATGCAAATTCCGTTGTCCCATTTGGAGTATTTAACCTGTCCGGTGATACGGTCATTGAAAACAGGGTTTCTTCTACCGGAGATTACATTGACGTATGGACGGTAAAGAGGGTCGCAGGCTCTGACCTAGATACGATCATAAATGACTTTACCCTAACGGAAGACAGGTTCTTTGGTGTTACAGAGCCGTTACTTTTCCGAGTTGCCACTAGGTTGGAGAATAATTTCCTAGTCTTAGGCTCCAAGGTTGACCTTAAGTTTACAAATGAGTTCACCCTTGAGAATGCTAATATCGACAGTAGCATTACAAACCTTTTCAAGCAGTCGTTGGTTACTCAGCCAATGATTGAGATCTATAAGAAGAACCAAGATCGAAACCTCGAAGCCAGGGTCNCTGTTTCAGGATACTCAGATACCTCAGGATACGTGGATACAACCTCTGAGAACACAGTAATATTCACTTTCGATACAAACGATCTCAAGACTCACCCGAGGATGCTGGATGGGAAACTTGGATCTCAAACGGGAACCTATGTGGCTAGACTTAAGTTTAATGCCTTAAACCAAGTCATCGTCTCAAATGAGATGGCCTTTATCATACGCTAGGCACTGAAGGTAGAGGGGATCTAGCTTTAGAGTCTCCTCTGCTTGATCCTTTAGGAAATCAGGGCCTTTCTTAACTAGTATCTCATTCCAATCCTTGAAAGGATGGAGTGGGACAACAGTGAGTAAATCGTCTCGCCTAATCCAATGGGCTAGGTCCATAAACTTCTTACGGCCTTTAGTTCCTGCCTCATCGCTGTCAAACGCGCAAACGAGAGGACCACGATACTGGCTCAGTTGTAGCATCTGATCACGGCTCGTAAAACAGCTTAGAGTGGTCGTTGCGTTCAACCCTACTGCCTGTAGGCTTAGGCAATCAAAGACTCCCTCAGTNATGTACAGAGGCTCCTGAGAGCCATAATCAAAGGGGTATAGGACCTGGGAGCTTCTGAGGTTCTTGCAGTTCAAATACTTGGGCTTTTCGTCGCCTAAGGCTCGACCNTGAAAGTAGAACAACTTGTTGTTGCGGTTAATAAACGGAATGATTAACCTACCTCGATACTTGCCTCCCGTTGCAATGTAGAACTTATATTGGTCTAACATGCGGGATCGGATGAGAGGATGATCCTCTACTACTTTAAAGTGTTCCGACTCCTCAAGGTTGGACTCGATCTTATCAGGATCAAACTCCTCAAACTTTCGAGGAGTGGAGTATGAGTTCATGAAGTCTTCAAAGACAAACTTCTCATAAGCTTCACGATAACTACACTTCTCTAGACTGGAGTATAGCCTAAGGAAGTTGCCCACCTCACCAGTCTTAAAACAACGCCATAGGCCCGTTTCTGTGTTGATGGACATATGCCTCTTATAGTCATCTTTTACGAAGATAGAAGGAACTACTAGTTCCGTATCGTCGCTACAGAGCCTATAATTAGAGTGGAACTTGTCCAGACAGTATTTTCTAATGAAAGAATTGGATCCCATGTTTATAAATAATATTAGTGCTTCTCGCAGTGACATCATAGACCAGTGCCTATGGAAATACAAACTGAGATATATAGAAAGATTACCGGGCTTCGGAGCTAAGAATGAGGATGCGTTGAACTTCGGATCCTTCATCCACAAGATCTTTGAGATCGGATACAAGGAGAATG